ATGTTGTGCAGAGCCTTTTTTTTGTTAGTCGTTGGCTCTAAAATAAATCTCTTCTTCACTTATCTGAACCCAACAATCTGTACTCATTGATGAAGTTCTGACTAGTACTTCAACAACATCTTCTGTTATGTTTCTGCAAGATATTCCTTTTGATTTGAAAGAAGCTATGCAGTCTTCTATTGTTTGTTTGTCCATGTCTATTTCTCCAAGTTAAATTGATTTTTAATTGCCCAATAAACATTGTTTAGTTTGTGCATATCTGAGAGATACAAGTCTTGACATTCAAAGAGCATATCTAAACAAGCTCCTATTGTTTTGTGAGCTTCTTTGATTGTTTCAATTTGCTCTTTCGTCATAGCTTTAATCGCTTTCGCTCTTTCAGCTTGCTCTTTATCTGCTTGTATTTGCCATTCTGTTTTCTTAGTCATGTTTAGTTCCTTTCTCTTTTGCTAGTTTGTTTAGCTCCTTACAAGCTATGTCTAGCTTGCTTGCCATTTCTCTTATGGTTGCCATGCCCTCATCAAATCCTTGCTTTGATAGCTTGGGATTTTGCAAAGCCATGATTAGTATTTCACTTGCTGTCTTCCAATTAGGAGTTATGTCTATAGTTTGTTTAGTCATTACTGTTTCTCCCATTTATTTTCTCTGCTAGTTTGTTTAAACAGCTTGGACAAGATACAGTATGATCTTCTAATCCAAACATCTCTCCTTGGAAAAAACTGTTCTCGTCTTCGTAATATTCTATATGATCACAATAATCACATTCCATTTTCTCTTTATACATTGTTTAGTTTCTCCTTTACTAGTTATGCCATTGTTGGCGTTTTAAGAGCCGTATGGCTTGGTTAATGTAAAGACTATACTAAACTAGCCTTTACAATTCTTTTTGTTTATAGGTTAAAGTTTTGATTATAGCAGTATTCATTTAATAAGCATGAAAACCATATGCCATAGTATAAGATATATACTGTTGCTACTGATGCTATTATTAAAGCTATGAATTTAAGATAGCCTTTTATTATGCTAGTCATTTCTTGCCCTTTCTATTCCTTCTATTGCTTCTGTCTGTACTTTCTTATCCATAGGTATGAATAATTTTAGATGTATAAATCCACCTTGCATTGATGAGATGTGATACTCATAAGGGCAAGTCTTAAGCCACTTTAAAGCACCCTCTATATTTTGTATTTGAAAATTCATGTTTAGTTCCTTTCTATGGTTGTTAATATTTCTTAACCTTTTCAACAATCGTAGTTATTCCATTATGTTGGTAGCATAAAAGACAATTCTTGCATTGTTGACCTGTGCAATTCTGCTGTTCAACGTGTTCATGTTCAAGTACGTTGTTAAAAGTTTTATCAAAGTACTTAGGCAATTTTTGCATAATATTGGATATTTTGGAATTGCTATAAACAAGTATTAAGTTTTTAGGCTTATCATTGTATTTAAAGTATTTTGCAATAATATCGTTTCTCTTAGTCCATAAAGCAAAATTGCAATGTGGATTGTGTAAAGCTATGTTTACAAGGTTTATCAAGTGAGTTTCATTGATTAGTTCACCATGTGCATTAAAGCGAAAGAATGCATTTAATATTGTTGGTAATTGGTTATGGTCTAAGACCTTTGCACTAAGCAAGTCACTATTACGTTGTAAGCTTGGTTGCATATTCTTTCTATAGCTTTTAAGCATCGTATGACTGTAACACTTGGTACAAATATTATCAGCCTTGCCGCTTGCATTTTGTTTGATGCAAAATGGATTAGTCATTGTATTTGTTGATATAGCTTGGAAGCCGTCAAGCTTGCCTGTCATTTTTGAAATGTGTACGTTGTTCATGTTGTTTTATCCTTTTGCTAAAAGTTAATCAATACATATTATTATATAGAAAGAGCTTCTATATGCAAGCATAAAAAAACAAAGTAAAACAAAGACTTAGCAAAATAGTTTTTCCAGCTGGTCTTTATTAAAGTAAATATTTTATTGATTGCATTAAATAAATAGTTTATTGAAAGTATATAAAGGGAAGACAATTATATATTTTTATAAACATTGAATTGAGACATTCACGTACGGCAAATAATGAAACACGCACGCAATAAAAGAATAGCACGCAATCACACGCAAATAATAAGGCAAGGGGGGCTATTTTTAAGGACGGCACACCCCAAAGGGGTCGGCTCACTTTTATATATGTTAATAGATAGTTCTACACACACATGATAAGCAAAGCAAAACAAGAGCACATCATAGCATCCATTACAGACGGACACAGCCTAGTCAAGGCTTGTGCAGATGCAAAGGTCAGTCGTGCTACGTTATATCGCCATATGAGCAAAAATGCAGAGCTAGATGCTGAGGTAAAGACTGCACAAAGACAGGCTGCTGAGAAAGCACTAGAAGAGCTAGAGGATATGTACGGAGATGCGTTACATGGGCGAAAGAGTTACGATCCTAATCTATTGAGAGACTATGGACATCATGTACGTTGGAAGGTGCAGAAGATATTGCCAGAGAGATTTGGCGAAGCTAAGAGCCGAGCAGGTGTAGAGATCAGTGATGGTTCATTGAAGATAGTTTGGGAGACTGGTTCCGAGGATGCAAGTTAAGATACCATACAAGCCTAGAGCATTACAGGCTGAGATGCACAAAGACCTGAAGAGGTGGAATGTGCTTGTGATGCACAGACGCTTTGGTAAAACTGTGTTTGCTGTCAATCATATGATTAAACACGTGCTTACTTGTCCATTACCAAGACCAAGAGTTGCGTTAGTTGCTCCTACGTTTACGCAAGCTAAGAGGATTAGCTGGGATTACGTGAAGTATTATGCTGGTGTGATACCAGGTGTTACCTTTAATGAGACTGAACTAAGAGCAGACTTTCCTAACAATGGTCGGATTATGTTGTTATCAGGCGAGAATCCTGATGCTTTGAGAGGTATATACTTAGACTTGTGTGTCTTTGATGAGTATGGGATGCAGAATCCTAGGGTATGGGGGGAGGTTGTAAGACCTGCCCTATCCGATAGAGAGGGTAGTGCTATCTTTTTGGGAACACCTGCTGGGCATAATCATTTTTTTGAAATACTACAATCGGCTAAAGAGCAGAGCGAAGAAGGCTCTGACCAATGGTACTGGAAGATTGCCAAGGCTAGTGAAACGAAACTTGTGAAAGATGAGGAACTCAAAGCTGCACAGTTGCAAATGACACCTGAGCAGTATGAACAAGAGTATGAGTGTTCATTTACGGCTGCTATAATTGGTGCGTATTATGGGAAACTATTGGCTGATGCTGATGATAAGGGCAAGATTACTAGGGTTCCATACGATCCTGCGTTGCCAGTTCATACGGCTTGGGATTTAGGTATTAATGACTCGACTGCTATTTGGTTTGCACAAGTGTATAGAGGGGGTGCTGTTAATGTTATTGACTATTATGAGAATAGTGGCGTTGGCTTGGACCATTACGCTGAAGTATTGCGAAAGAAAGATTATCACTGGGGAGATCATCTTGCTCCACATGATATTGAGGTTCGAGAACTGGGTAGTGGGAAATCGAGGTTAGAGACTGCTTTTAGCTTGGGGATACGCTTTAAGGTGATACCGAGAATGAAGATTGCTGACGGAATCAATGCTGCTAGAATGATAATACCTAAATGCTACTTTGATAGAGACAAATGTGCAGAGGGATTGGAAATGTTGCGACAGTATAGGCAGGAATGGGATGAGAAGAAAAAGATATTCCGAGATCAGCCAAGACATGACTTTACGAGCCATGCTGCTGATGCTTTTAGATATTTAGCTGTTGGGTTGGAGAATCGTACGACTATGACAAGACCACCACAATCTGTGGCTGTGAATGAGTACAATCCTTTTACGCTGTGATGTATGGTCACGACTATGAAGATGCTTTGGAGATGGTGAGGTATAGTGAGCATCATAGGGATTGGGATGACGAGATGATACAAAATTATATTGAAAAACCTTTAGGAATTAGACAGTATAAGATTATGAAAGATGATTTACATGAGCCATTGATGTTTGCTACATGGGGATTCCCTAGTGATGAGCAGGTTGATGAGTACGTTGGAACAAAATATTTCCCTGTTGATGGATACAAGGGAGGTGGCAAAGATGTTTGGTTAGTAGACTTTATTGCAAAAAAAGGTTATACAAGAATTGGATTCCTTGTTTTGAAGAGGATGTTCATGCGTAGTGGCTTTAAAAAAGCCTTTTGGTTTAGACCTGAAACTGAGAAGTTAGGGTGGCATATGTTGAAAGGAAAGTAACATGGGTGGTGCTCCAAAGAAAGTTGCTAAGGCAGCAAAGAAAACTCTACAAAAAGCTGAAAAGGCTTTAGTTGAACCATTAGAAAGACCAGTTAAAAAGGTTGTAAATGTGGTTGAAAAGGTGGGTGCTGACATAGTTGAGCCACTAGAGAAGCCAGTTAAGAAGTTAACCAAGGAAGTTGTGGAGACTGTAA